ACCACCCGGGCCCCGATCTTCTTCGCCACCGCCCGATGGAACGACGCCTCCAACTTCGCCTGCCGCGCCGTCTCGTCATACCGGCCAGCCACGAACCGGCAGTCCTCCGCCGTCATCCGGGCCACCGCGCGCCGGGTGTTGTCCTCGTCGATCACGTACTCGGCGGCGAACGGCCGCATCACCGACGCGTCCCCGTCCGTCCCGAACGACCGCGCCGCCTCAGCGAACGCCCGACGCGGAGCCCCCACCCGCGCCAACTGACGACGGCTGTTCGACTTCCGCGCCACCGCATCCGCCAAGAACACGGCCGCCTTCAACTCCAGCCAGCCCGTGAGGAGATCCGGGTCCTCGGCGCGAAGCCGGTCCACGAGATCGGCGGCGACCAGCGGCGCCGTGTAGTCGCCGTCCGGGATGGCGGCCTCGATCGCCTCGTTCATGTCGGTCAAGTAGTCGCGGCTCATCAGGTTTTCCCCTCGATGTGGCGAGCATGACGGATTGAGCGCGTTCAGTTCAAAGGCTGTCGCGGAATCAGAATGCATTAGGTTGGCCGGTTTGGCAAAAAGCAATTAGATTAGCCGGTCCGGTTAATTCAATTCGGATATGCATTCCCGGAATGATCTTCGCCGAGCTGCTCCTACCGTCACCCGCACACCCCATCCACGGGAGCAGCGGGAGCCGACACATGGCCTGGTACCACGCCTTCACGCGGCGCGGCGCGCTGCCCGCACTCACCCCCCACACCCCCACGCAGGCCAACGCGCTCACCGCCGCCGCAGCCCCCGTCACCAGCCCACGCAGCTCCCTCATCCGCAACACCGACGGCTGGCAAGAAGAAGTCTGGGAGTTCCACGACACCCTCGGCGAATTCCGGTACGCCACCGACTGGGAAGCCAAGAGGCTGTCCCGCGTCCGCCTCTACGCCGCCAAACTCGAACCCGGCGCCGACGAACCCGTACGCGCCGAAGCCGGACTAGCCGTCGACCTCCTCACCGCATTCGCCGGAGGCCCCGGCGGACAAGCCCAGATCATGGGCGGCCTCGCCACACAACTCCGCGTCCCCGGCGAGGGCTACCTCATCGTCGAAAACGTCAACGGCATCGAGAAGTGGTCGGTCCGCTCCATCGACGAAGTCCGCGTCGCACGCCAGCGGTACGAAGTCATCGACGAGAACAGCCCCCAGTCCGGCAACAACTGGCGCCCCCTCGCCCCCGACTCGATGGCACCCATCCGGGTGTGGCGTCCCAACAAGCGTTGGCACCACCTCGCCGACAGCTCTACCCGCGCCGCGCGCTCCACGATGCGCGAGCTGGAGCTCGTGAACCGGCACATCATCGCCCAATACCTCAGCCGCCTGGCGTCAGCGGGTGTCGTGCTCTTCCCGCAAGAAGTCACCTTCCCCGTCCGCGAGGAGTTCGCCGACGCGCCCGACCCGTTCATGGCCGAGTGGATCGAGATCGCGGCCGAGGCGATCCGTACGCCGGGCACTGCGGCAGCGATCGTGCCCATTCCGATGAAGCTGCCGGGTGAGTGGATCGACAAGGTCAAGCACGTCGACTTCACCCTGAAGATCGACGAGAAGATCATCGAGAAGCGGGACAGTGCGATCAAGCGGCTCGCCTCCCAGCTCAACGTGCCATCCGAAGTCCTCCTCGGCATGGGCGACCTGAACCATTGGAACGCCTGGATCAGCGACGAGACGTCGCTGAAAGTGGACGTCGCCCCCGATGCGGAACTGATCGCGCAAGCCATCACCACCGGCTATCTCCAGCCCCGCCTGAAGGCCAGCCACGTAGAGGACTGGGCGCAGTGGGTCGTCTGGTACGACATGTCCGAACTCACCCTCCGCCCCGACCGATCCGGCGACGCAGTACTGCTGTACGACCGCCTCGAAATCAACGGCGCCGCACTCCGCCGCGAAACCGGCTTCAACGAGGACGACAAGCCCACCGACGACGAACTGAAAGAACAGGGCCTCAAGGTCATCATCAAGACCTTCCCCACCGCAGCCCCCGGCGCCCTCACCGAACTCACCGGCGAACAAGTCACCGTCGCCATAACCCCGCCAACCGCCCCCGGCACCCAGCCGGAACAGCAGCCCGCACCGGAGGACCGCAGCCCGCCAAACCCGGACGCGGCGCGCCAGGCGGCGGCCGTACAGCGCGGCGAGTGGATGGCCCGGCAGGCGCAGGCCCTGCACGCCGTCCGATTCGCGACCGGCCGGCCGCCGGAACTCCTGCACCCGGATCTCTGCTCGCAGCACGCGCACAGCTGCCCGTTCACGCATGCCGCATTGAAGCTGCACTCGCTTCCGAGGCCGGGGACGTCCGGCGTGTATGAGGCGCGGCTCGACCCCTTCGGTCGGTTCACGATTGGCCAGCTCTCCCCGCTACTGGACACCTCCTTCTTCTTCTCGACGACTCGGAGCAGCGCGAATGGTCTCGCTCACAGCCGCGGCTGACGGCTCGCACATGCAGGGCGCGATGATCGCGCTGATGCCGACGCCGGAGGATGCGGCACGGCTGGCGATCGAGGGTGGCGAGGCCGCGGACCAGCTGCACCTGACGTTGCGGTACCTCGGCAAGGGTGCGGACTTTGACGAGGCGTCGCGTACCGCGATCGTCGACTCGGTGCGCCTGCTGGCGGAGGGGATGCCGCCGATCACGTCGAAGATTTTCGGGGCCGCGCACTGGAACGGGAACGGTGACGAGCCGTCGTGGGTGTGGTCGGTCGGCGACGACCCGGAGTACGGCCAGTCGCTGGAGGCCGCGCAGGGTATGGCGGAAGAGGCGCTGCTCATGGCGCCGATGGATGTGGAACTCCCGGCCCCACACACACCGTTTGTGGCGCACATCTGTGCCGCGTACTCCGACGAGTTGGACCTCATCATCCCGATGGAGGAGCGCCTCGGTCCGGTCACCTTCGACCGGGTGCGGGTGGCGTTCGCCGGGGACTACACCGATATCCCGCTCAGCGAAGGCGCGTTGACGGCCGCTGCCGATGGCCCGCTGCGCCGGAACCCCACCGAACTGGAGACCCGCTCCCGCGTCGATTTCGCCGCCATGGACAAGGCCTGGCATGAAGCCGTCAACGGAACCGTCGAAGCCTGGTCGGACGTCCAGAAGGCGCAGCGCGAGCAGATCACCGCCGCCGTGCAGGCCGCCGCCGAAGCCGACGACCTTTCCCGCCTTGACGGGCTCACGGTGGATAGTGCCGACGGTGAGCGTCTCCTCATCGCCCGCATGATCGCCTACGCGCGGGAGGCGGGCGATGCTCAGCAGGCCGAGGCCGAAGCGCAGGGCGTCACGGTTCCGGAGTGGTCGCTCGACGACGAGGCGCTCACCGCCGCCGCGATCCGGGACCGGCTGCGGCAGGTCGGACGCACGGCCGCCCGCGTACTGGGGACCGGGCTCGTGCAGTCCGCTGTGCGGCAGGCGATGCGCGTATGGGGCTCCGGCCCGGCCGACCAGGTCGCCGCGCAGGTCGACGAGCACCTCGCGTCACTGTCGGGCGCGGCCGTCGAGGATCAGGTCGGCGGCGCCATGTCGGCGGCGCAGAACGAAGGCCGCATGGCCGTCCTCGCCGTCGCGCCGCCAGCCGAGTACACAGCCACAGAGATATTGGACAAATCGTCATGTAAGCCATGTAGGGATATCGACGGCACCCGCTACACCACCCTCCCGGACGCCCGCACCGCATACCCGTCGGGTGGCTACACGGGCTGCCTGGGCGGTGCCCGCTGCCGGGGCACCCTCGTCACCGTCTGGCCGCAGGGCAGCGATCAGGCAGCCGCCGGAATGATCTTGGCGGCATCCGCGAACACAATGCCGCAGACCAACGAGCAGGGAGGCACCGTGCCGTACAGCATCGTGCAGGACCACCCGGACTGCGGTGCTGATACGCCGTGGGCCGTGGTGCAGACCGACACCGACGAACTCATGGGCTGCCACGACAGCGAGCCCGCAGCCGAGGAACAGCGCGCCGCCCTCATGGCCGAAGAAGGCGACATACCCAAGGACATGCCCAACAGCGACGGCATGGACTACGCGGGCAAGACCGCCCCCTGGCGCGGCCCCCTCGCCATCGAAGGTCAGGTCACCGGCGACGGCCGCGAGTTCGCCCCCGACGCACTCACGTGGGCCGAGCTTCCCGTACCGCTGCGGTGGAACAAGGAAGACTCCCACGGCGGCGACCCGAAGACCGTTGCCGTCAACGTCGGCCGCATCGACAAGATCTGGCGCGACGGCAGCCTCATCATGGGCGAAGGCGTCCTCGACCTCTCTGACGAAGACGGCCGCAAGGTGCACGGCAAGATCCTGGGCAAGTTCCTGCGCGGCGTCAGCATCGACGCCGACTCCATCGCCGACGCCGACGTCGAATTCGTGTGGCCCGAAGACGTCAACGCGGGCACCGGAGACGGCGGCGAGGACGACCTGTTCGAGATGCTGTTCGCGCAGCCGGAGAAGATGATTTTCCACGGCGGCCGCATCCGCGCCGCGACCCTCGTCGACATCCCCGCCTTCGCCGAGGCGTACATCGCGCTCCTCGACGAAGCCGGCGCGGTCGTGGCCGGCGGCCAGCCGGTCGGCGCGGCCGCCCTCCTGGAGCTGGCGGCACAGGAGATGGGCGCGGTCGGCACGCACGACACCGCGACCTCCGACACGGCGTGGGACGCCGGGGCGAACGAAAAGCGCATCGACGGGCCACTGACGGTGGACAAGGCGCGGGCCGCATACGCCTGGTACGACGAGAGCGCGGTCGAGGGCGGCGAGATGCCCAAGTCCGCGGCGAAGTTCCTTCACCACGAGATCAGCGCCGACGGCACCGCAGGACCGGCGAATCTGGCGGCGTGCTCGGCGTCGATCGGCGCCCTGCATGGTGCGCGCGGCGGCACCGGCATTCCGGAGGCGGACCGTCGCGGCGTGTACGACCACGTCGCCAAGCATCTGCGGGACGCCGGACAGGAGCCGGAACCGTTCCGGTCGCTGACATCCGTGACCGCCTCGGCCGACGTGTTCCGGCCGCCGGCCGCGTGGTTCGCCGACCCGAAGCTGTCCCTGCCGACGCCGATCACGGTGACGGACGACGGCCGGATCTACGGGCACGCCGCACAGTGGGGCTCCTGCCACATCGGGCAGGACGATGTGTGCGTGCAGCCGCCGCACGAGGACGCCCACCCGTACTACCGCACCGGGGAGGTGGCGTGCGCGGACGGCACCCGGGTGGCGGTCGGTCAGATCACTGTCGGGACGGGGCACGCCCCGCTGCACTACGGGGCGTCCCCGGCGGCGGAGCACTACGACAACACCGGTGCGGCCGTCGCCGATGTGGCGGTCGGCAACGACCAGCACGGCATCTGGGTTGCCGGGTCGATTCGGCCGGGTGCGGATCCGCTGCGCGTGTACGAACTCCAGGCAGCCGGCCAGGTGTCGGGTGACTGGCGGCGGATCGGCGGTCAGCTGCGGCTGGTCGGGCTGCTGGCGGTGAATGTGCCGGGGTTCCCGGTGCCGAAGATGCGCGCCCGGGTGGCGAGCGGCGAGCCTCAGGCGCTGCTCGCGGCGGGCCGTCCGACGGTGGCGGGCGGTTTCTCGGCGGAGGAGTCGGAGCGTCAGGCGGTGCGGGTCGTGATGCGGATGCTGTCCCGCCGAGTCCACCCGGGGAGGTGAAAGCGAATGTGCAGTTGCAATAAGAGGCGTCGTCCGACACCCCCGCCGCCGCCCCCTCCGAGCGCCTGACCTTTATTAATGCGGACCGGTGAAGAGAATTGACTCTTTGCCGGTCCGTGTGCTATGCGCTAGCCTTCGCAAACAAAGGGCGCCAAACCGCAAGGCGCACACCCCTTCACAGCGGAGGACTCAGTGCCCGAGGAACTCTTCAGCGCCCCGTCCGACCTCACCCTCATCGGTGACAGCGACCTCACCGAACTCGAAACCCGCGGCGCAGCAGAGTTCGCCCGCGTCGAAGCGATCGACAACGTCGACCCGGAGACGCTCCAGTACGCGATGCGCCTCGCCGACGACCTCGACGCCATCCGCGCCGAACTCCGCGTCCGCGAAGTCCGCGCCCAGGCCAACGCCGACCTCCAGCGCACCCGCGTCGGCGAGCAGCTCGCCCAGCTCAAGGACCGCGTCCACGGCACCGACGGCCAGGGAACCCCGGCGAGTCAGGCCCCGGCCCCCGTCGACGCCGACGCCATCGCCGCCGCAGCCGCACAGGGCGTCGCAAGCGAGTTCGTCAAGATCTTCAGCAACGGCCGTAGCGGCAACGGACTCGGCGCCGTCGCCAAGCGCGCCACCGCCTCCCTCGCCGAGACCGCGCAGCACGCACCCGCCGCCAAGGTCCCCACCGCGCGCCTCGCCGTCACCGCGTCCGTCGACATTCCCGGCGTCGCCCGCGGCGAAGGCCTCACGAGCCTGACCGCCCTCGCCGACGTGACCGCCCGCAAGGCCAAGTCCATGCCGGTCACGCAGGGCCAGCCGTCCGAACAGCTCGTCGCGTCCATCCGCAACGACTTCTCCCACAGCGTCGACAACCGCACCACCCGCGGCGAGATGAAGGACCTCATCTCCTTCCTCACCGGCCCCGACAAGCAGGAAGCCCTCGTCGCAGGCGGCGGATGGTGCGCCCCGTCCGAGACCAGGTACGACTTCTTCAACATCGCCTGCGAGTCCGGCCTCATCGACCTGCCGACGTTCGGCGTCACCCGCGGCGGCATCACGTTCCCCGTCAGCCCGTCGCTCGCCGACGCCCTCTCCGGGGGCACCGCGTTCGCCGGATTCGCCGCCACCCTCTCCAACACGTCGACACCGTTCCTGTGGACCGAAGCCGACGACATCGCCGCCGCCACCGGCTCCCCGACCAAGCCCTGCATCCGCGTCCCCTGCTCAGACATGGACGAGGAGCGCCTGGAGGCGTACGGCTACTGCCTCACCGCAGGCAACCTCACCGACGACGCATGGCCTGAGGCCACACAGAACACCCTCCAGCTGCTGATGGCCGCGCACGCGCACGTCATCAACGCCCGCCTCATCGCACTCATGCTCGCCCGCTCCGCCGCCACCACCACCATCACCGGCGGCGCCGTCACCGACGCCGCAGCCCCCCGCATCTACAACGCGGTCGGCCTCGCCGCCACCGACTACCGGGCCCGCTACGGCATGTGCATCGACGACGTCCTCGAAGTGATCCTTCCGTACTGGGCTCGCGACGTCATCCAGGCCGACCTCGCATGGAAGGCCGGAGTCGAACTCGGCGACATCCCGCTCAGCGAGGTCAACCGGTACTTCACCTCCCGCAACATCGCCGTCCAGTGGGTCAACGACTGGCAGGTCCGCGGCGCCTCGCAGTTCGGCAACGCCACGAACATGACCGCCTGGCCCACCACGGTCGACTTCCTCATCTACGCGGCCGGCACGTTCATCCACGGCAACGGCATGACCCTCGACCTGGGTGTCATCCGCGACAGCGTGCTGAACGAGACGAACGACCACACGGCGGCCTGGTCCGAGGAGGCGCACCTCATCGCGCGCGTCGGCCACGAGTCCCGCCGGTACACGGTCGGCTTCAACGTCAACGGCTCCACGTCGGCGCTGCTGACCGGCACCGTCCGCGTCTGACCCGGTCCAGACCGTGAACCGTACCGACAACGAAGGGTGGTGAACGCGCGTGGCACGCCAGCTCATCGACCCGCCATCCGAGTTCACCATCCTGCCGTACGGCCTGTGGGACAGCATCCAGCACCCCGCCGCTGCCGGACCGCACTGGCAGAACGGCATCACCTGGATCGAGCGCTGCCCGGACGGCGACACCACCTACGACGAATGCCTCACGGTCACCGGCACCGGCGCACCCCCGGAGCCGCCCGCGAAGACCGACAACACCACCCAGCAGCTCCGCGGCGCCACCCCGTTCACCGTGTACGCCGAGTTCGACTGCTCACCAATCGGCCTGGCCGATGCGGCCACCATGGCCCGTGAGGCGCTTGCCCGGGTGGAGAAGACCCAGCTCGAACGGGCGTTCTTCACTGGCGTGGCAGGCGGCCAGAACGTGGTTTTCCCGCACCTTGCCGCCGATACCGAGGTCACGGATGCGCAGGGGATCATCCTGCAACCTGCGGCTTCTCCGATCGTCACCGGGTCGACCGTCGACATCACCGACGGCCTGGGCAGGCTCGAAAGTGAGCTGGCTAACTGCTACGGCGGCAGGGGCTATATCCATGTCCCGCACCGGGTCTTCCCGATGCTCGCCGCATGGAATCTCGCGATCGAACGTGACGGCGGCCTGTACACCCCGGCCGGTAACCGGATCGTCGTCGGAAACGGGTTTGCGAACTCTGCGCCGGACGGCGCCCCGCCCGAGGCCCGCACAGCGTGGGCCTACGCCACCGGCCAAGTGTTCGGCTACCGCAGCGAGGTGCGGTTCACGCAGGCCGCAGAGTCCATCGACCGGGCCGCAAACACGTACAAGATGATCGCCGAACGCACGTATGTCATCGGTTTCGAGTGCTGCCTGATCGCCGTCCAGTTCGCCCTTGGTGTCATCCCCACCGGCGCAGTAATCCCGTAGGAGACCGTCATGGCAGCTACCTCCACCTGCGTGGTGCCGATCAAGGGCACACACATGCGGATCGTCCAACTCGACGTCTGCGGCATCCCCGTCACCGGGGCGTCCGGAATGGTCGTCGTCAACGACTCCTTCGTACAGATCGTCCGCTCCCCTCAGTACGAGGAGGGCACCGAGTTCTTCGAGCGCAACGCGGCCGGTGAGGCGTGCGTGAACCAGAAGGACGATCCGACGCTGAAGCGGTTCAACCTGACCGTGCAGCTGTGCTCCATCAACGTCAGCGCGACCGCGTTCGTCATCTCTGCCCGCGAACTCGTCACGGGCACTCCGACGACCGGCACCGGTTTCGCCGTCGCGGAAGGGCAGCCCACCAACCGGTATTCGCTGGAGGTGTGGCAGGAGGTTGCCGGGCAGGGCGCCTGCGACGCGGACGGCAACCAGCGGTTCATCTACAACGCGTTCCCGAACGTGGGCGCGACGATGCTCGGCGACTACACCATCGAACTCGGCCGCAGCATCCTGGAGTTCACGAGCGAGACCCGGGCGGCCGCCGCATCGTGGGCGGCACTGGTGGGCGCGGACTGGCTGCCCGCAGGGGAGACCGTCGAGACCGACGAGCACTACGTGTACAACGTCACGACCACGCCCCCGCCCACCGCAGCCTGCGACCCGACGACTTTGGCCGCGTAACGCATCGACCCGGAGGGGGTGTCCATGGCGCTTGCCCAGTACAGCAAGCTGTTCTGGTACCCCTCCGGGGCCGTGGCCGCGAGCATTCCGGCACGGGTGTTCCCGGAGGCGTCGAACACCTTCGCCACTTTGTGGGCGGACGCGGGCGGAACGGTGCCGCTGGCGAACCCCGCCACCACCACGGCGGCGGGGGTGCTCACGTTCTGGGCGGAGGAAGGCGAGTACTGGATCCACATCGACTCGGAGAGCTTCCTCGTCACCGTGGGCGCCTCGCCGTCCAGTGTTTCCCCGTCCGCGACGGTGACGGCCGAGACCACCTACGGGCAGGCATCCAACGCCGGGGCATCAGTAACGTATTCGCGGGGCGACCACACGCACGGCACCCCGGCGCTTCCGACGGTGGGCACGACGCCGGGCACGTACGCGGCCGGTGACGACGCACGGTTCTCGCAGTCGAAGCCGTGGGTGTTCGACGTCACCGCAGCCGCCTACGGGGCGGTCGGGGACGGGCAGGTCGTCGGAGACGGGGCCATGGGTGCCGGGGTGGCAGTGCTGACGAGCGCGACAGCGAACTGGCCGTCGACCGTGGTCGGCAAAGCCATCTCAGTGAAGGGCGCCGGGGCGAGCGGAGTGACCACGCTGATCACCACCGTGGCCTCCCGCGAGAGCGCGACCCAGGTGACCCTGTCGGCGGCGAACGCTTCCGGTGGCGCAGTCAGCAGCGCGGTCGTCATCTGGGGCACCGACGACACCGCCGCCATTCAGGCTGCCACGGACGCAGCCGAGGCGTACCTCACTGCGGGCGACACGTACGCGCAGGTGTACTTCCCGCCCAGCGCGTACATCGTGGCCGGTGCGCTGAACAATACGAAGTCCGGCAACGGGCAGATCGTGTTCGGGCCCGTCGCCGTGGCCGGAGTTAAGAAGATCCTGGAGTTCCGGGGCGAGACCGACGGCGCGGCGGCCGTCCGCCACTGGCAGCAGACCGTGCCGCAGTTCGCCGGATCCTGCCTCATCTCCTTCGGCGTGTACGCGTCCACGGTGGCACAGACCGCCAACATCAACGCGGACGGGAACCCGGGCGTCATCTCCGGACCCAATGAGGGCTTCGGCTATGGCGCCAGCGCCCTCTTCAGCAACATGCAGGCCGTCATCAAAAACCTGGCCATCCTCACCACGCACTCGGCGTTCGGCCTCACCTACGGCGCCGCCAACCTGTGGGGCTGCGCCAACGCGCACATAGAGAACGTCGGCTACGGCACCGCAGGCATCGTCCCCGGCAGCGACTACAGCTCACCGGGAACCTTCGGCACCGGCCTGTCCGTCGGCCTGCTACTGCCCGCGCCCGGCAACAACGACCACGTCATCGCGAAGAACGTGAGCTGCGGCGGCGGCTACACCTACGCCGCGTTCGTCACCGAACACGCCGTCGTCGACCGGTACATGGCCCTGTACTGCTGGGCCGGCCTGTGCGCCGTCGGCAACTATGCGGGGTCGGTGGGCTCCGTCCACGCCATGCTCGTCCTCTCCGCGAGCATCGAAGCCTGCATCAACGAGTTGTACATCGTCGGCGTCGGCTCGGCCGGCGTCGGCCCGATCATCGACATCGACCAGCTGTCCACCGAGTCCAGCACGCCCAACATCGGCGGCAACAGCGCTGCGGCGATGAACGCGGCGCTCGGGAAGATCCGCCTCACCGGCCTGTTTACCGAATCGGGCGTCACGGTCGACAACCCGACCGGCATCGAGATCATCAACGGGCAGGTACCCAGGGCGATCAAGCGGAAGACGACGACGTTCACGTGCTCGCCGATCGACCGCGTCCTCGTGTGCGACACCACCGCGGGCGCTTTCACGGGCACTCTGCCGGCCGCTGATTTCAACCCGGTCGAGTACGTCTTCAAGAACGTTGGAGTCAACGATCTCACCGTGGCAACGACAAGTAGCCAACTGATCTACACCACGAGCGGCACCGGAGCGACCACCGCAACGGTGACCACGGGACAGACCCTCCGGGTGCAGGCCCTGTACAACGGGTCATCGTGGGGCTGGTATGCCGTCTGATCTCCATCCCTCCGATGCAGGAGCGGCGTCATGCCCGTCATCAACAACATCCTGAGCCAGCCGTCCGGCACCGGTGGTATGCGCGGCCCGTGTGCGGACTGGCCTGTGACGTGGACGTGCGATCTGTCGACGCTGAACCCGGCGGTGACCGGGGTGGCGGTGTCGATGGCGACGGAAACCCTGTACGCGCTGTCGGGGATGCGGTTCGGGCTGTGCGAGGTGACGCTGCGGCCGTGCCGCAGCGATTGCGGCGACGGCTCGTTCTTCGACGACTTCGGGCCGCCGTGGATGGGCGCGTCGTATCCGCAGCCTGCACTGATCGGCGGCCTGTGGTTCAACCTCACCTGTGGCGGCTGCTCGTCGGGGTGTTCGTGCGGTGAGGTGTCGGAGGTGCGGCTTCCGGCCCCGGTGTACGACATCACGGAGGTCGTCATCGACGGGGTGGTTCTCGCGGCGTCGGCGTACCGGCTCGACAACAACCGGATCCTGGTGCGTGTCGATGGCGGACGGTGGCCGCGCTGCAATGACTTGTCGGTGGACTCCGGTGAGGGCACGTGGACTGTGACGGCCCGGTACGGGGAGCCTCTGCCGGAGGGGGCCGCGTTGGCGATGGGCGAGTTGGCGTGTCAGTTCGCGAAGGCGGCGGACGGGCAGGACTGCCGTCTTCCGGCTGGGGTGCAGCAGTTGGTGCGGCAGGGTGTGACGATCTCGTATCCGGATGTGGGTGAGTTGTTCCGGCAGGGGCGGACTGGGTTGTATCTGGTGGATGCGTTCCTCGCGACGTGGAACCCGTACAACTTGCGGCAGCGGTCGCGGGTGTACTCCGTGGACCGGCCGACCGTACGGAGGGCAGGAACATGATCACGGGCCCGCTCAAGTGGTACACCGTCGCCTCCACCCTGGAACAGGCGATCTACGCCGAGCTCGCCACCAAACCATCCCGGCACTCCGTCGTCCCCGGCCAGATCGCCTGGGACGAATGCGACTGCGGACTCCTCGCCGTATCCGTCGGCCAGATCTACCCGACGGAACAGTTCCCCGACCCGGCACAAACCCGTATCGGGGGCGCCTGCGACGCACCATGGGAAGCCGCCGAGATCGTCATGCAGATCGTGCGGTGCGCACCCAACCCCGACGACCCGCTCCTCGCCCCCACCACCGCCGAGCTCGACGCCTCCGCCCGCGAAGTACTCACCGACGCCTACGAGATGATGCTCGCCGTCTCGGTGACCCTGTGTCAGATGAACAAGGACCGCGACATCTCCGACTACCTCATGCGCGCGAACGTCCCGCAGGGCCCCTCTGGAGGCTGCGTCGGCAACGAACTCCGCGCGGTCGTCTCCCTCCCCAGGAACTGAGGCCGCCATGTTCACGGTGTCGACCAGCTTCAACCTCGACCGCACCCGCGTCGAACGCATGCTGCGCCTGCCCGGCGGGATCGTGTACCGCAACATGGAACGCCGTGTCCGCCGTGTCGAAGCCGAAGCGATACGGCTTGCGCCCGGCAGCATGAAGCAGGGCATCCGCGTGAGCATCGGGCGCGGGCCCGGCGGCGACTTCCGGGGCACAGTGAAGTCCACGCACCCCGCGACGATCTATGTAATCAACGGGACGAGGCCTCACCGGATATACCCCCGCCGCCCGGGTGGCGTCCTGCGGTTCACCGTCGGCGGGAAAGTCGTGCACGCCCGCTACGTCAACCATCCCGGCTTCCGGGGTAACGACTTCCTGAGCAAGGCCCTGCGCGCCGCCCTCTGACCCCGGAACGATCATGACGTGGGGCGGCCTACCGTCACCCGCATGACCGAGCTGCTCACGTACCCGAACGGCGCCGCACCCGCCGCGCCTCCCCTCATGGCCGCAGCGGCACCGCCCGCAGCCCGCGACTTCAGCCGCAAGCGCAAGCGCCTCAACTTCACCATTGACAGCGAAGAGTTCGACGCCGCCCCCGCACTCCCCGGCGACATCTACGCCGAGTTCGTCACCATCTACAGCTCCACCGGTGAAACCGAGACATACCAGGACCAGCACGACGCCCTGAAGCGGGCCCTCGCCCTCGCCCTCATCGACGAGTCCTACGAACGCTTCCAGGCCCGCCTCCGCGACAAGACCAACCCCATCGAAGACGACCAGGTCGGCGACATCGTCCTATGGCTCCTGGAGGAGTACGGCATGCGCCCTACGCAGCCGTCTCCGGGCTCATCGGATGGGCCTGCCAGCCCGGCAACTGGCACGCCCTCGACGGCGAATACGCAGCCCGCGGAGTCGATTTCGGAAACCTCCCCGCCGACCGCTTCCTGAACGCGATCTACCACGAGATGCTCCAGCGACTGATCGTCCGCGAAGGACAGACCGAGGAACAGGCCCGGAAACGCTTCGACGCCGACCTCGGGGTTTCCGCATGGGCACTGCCCGGACGTGAACGCCGCGAACCCGAACCCGTCCAGGACCCAGGCGCGCCCTGGTGGTGGACGGACGCCGAGGAAGCATCCCAGTCCTGGCTCACCGCGATGGGGATCACATGAGCACTCCTGCGGGCGGCGTCATCGGCGACGCCACAATCAACGTCAACGCGAACACCACCGCAGCAGCGCTCGCCATCCGCGGCCTCCGCCGTGACGCCGAGGGAAACCTCCGAGACCTCCGCGGCCGGTTCGTGTCCGAGAGCCGCCTCATCAACGGCGCTCTGACCGGGGTCACCGACAACACCAGCCGCTTCGGTGAAGCCGTCGAGGAACTCCGGTCGTCGGCGCTGCTGCTGGCGCCCGCACTCATCCCCATCGCTGTGCAGGCCGCACCGATTGCCGCCAGCGTGGGCGCGGCAGGAGCCGCCATCGGCGTATTCGCTGCTGCGGCGGCCGGGCAGGTCACGGCGCTGACGGAAGCGGGCGAGGCGGAGAAGAAGTATCAGGACGCGATCGACGAACACGGTCGCGCATCGAAGCAGGCAACCGACGCGCAGGCCGCATACGTGCGCTCCGTCCAGAAGATGCCGCCCGCCACCCGCGAGGCCGCCGCCGCCCTGTCGTCCTTCAAGGACGAGTACAAGTCGTGGTCGGACAGTCTCGCCGGGGACACGATGCCCGTCGTCACGAGGGGCCTTCAGGCCTTTGGCGCAGTGTTCCCCAAGCTGACCCCGATCGTGCAGGGTGCGGGCGTTCAGCTCAACCGGTTCGTGACGATCGCGGCCGGCGGCATTCAGTCGCCGGGCTTCGACCGGTTCATGAGCTCGTTCGCCGAGTTCTCCACCGGCGCCTTGCAGCGCGGCAACGAGTTGCTCATCCGCTTCCTGCGCACCCTCGACACGGGGAAGATCTCCGGCGGGTTCAGCACGTTCATGGACTACGTCCGCGACAACGGGCCCGTCGTCCGCGAACTGCTGTCCAGCGTGATGCAGGCCCTCGCCAACATGGCGCAGGCCGCAGCGAACGTAGGGCCCGGCCTGCTGACCGTGGTGAACGTGCTCGCGAAGCTGGTCGCCGCACTGCCGCCGGACGTCATCACCCACATGCTGCAGCTCGCGCTCGCCCTGAAAGCGGTACGGCTGGCCGCTGCTGCTGCGGCAGCGACTTCGGTGGGGCTCACGTCATTCACCGCATCGATCACCGCGATGCGACTGGCGGCAGGCGGGGCAACCGGGGTGCTACCGAAGCTGGGTGCCGCGATCGCCACCCTGTCGCGTACGGCGAAGGTTGCCATCGCCGGGACGGGGATCGGTCTCCTCCTCATCGCTCTCACCGAGCTGTCACAGCGGGGCCGCGCGGCACCGCCGGACGTCGACAAGCTGACCGGTTCTCTGGCCAAACTGGGCAGCACGGGGAAGGTCACAGGGGAAGCGGCGAAGGCGTTCGGCGGCGACCTGGATGGCCTGCACGGCAAGGTCAAAGCACTCACCGATCCGTCGACCACGGACAAGGTGCAGCAATTCTTGGTGGGCTGGACGGGCTGGGACTCCACCCCCGTCAAGGAGGCGAAAGAGAACTTCGGCGCGGTCGACACCGCGCTCGCCAACCTCGTCAAGAACAACCAGGCCGACCTTGCCGCCGCCGCAGTGAAGCGGCTGACTGCCGAGTACGGGGCGGGCGGCCGGAACACGAAGGAGTTCACCAGCAAGCTCGCCGAGTACAAGGCGTCGCTAGCGGACGCCAAGTTCGAGCAGCAGCTCGCCGCGGACGCGATGGGCTTGTTCGGTGCGCAGGCGCAGCAGACGTCGGCGAAGCTCGCCGAACAGAAGCAGTCCGCTGACGGCCTGCGCCAGGCGATCCAGGCTCTCAACGACGTGAACCGGGCCGGGCTCGGGGCGATGAACGCGTTCGAGGCCGCCATCGACACGACAGCCAAGGCGGCCAAGGACAACGCGGGTGCGCTCCAATTCACCAACGGCGAGCTGGATCTGAACTCGGAGAAGGCCCGGTCTGCCGAGGCAGCGCTTCGGGATCTGGCGTCGAGGACGGACGAGGCTCAGGGCGCGGCGCGGGAGCAGGGCAAGTCGTGGTCGTACGTCAACGGGATCTATGAGCGTGGCCGCCAGCAGCTCATCGCGAACGCCACGCAGATGGGTCTCACCCGGGAGCAGGCGGCGCAGCTTGCCAGCGAGATCCTGCGCGCTCCTGGTACGAAGACTGCCCTGCTGAAGGCCGACATCACCGACTGGAAGGCAAAAGTCTCGGAGGCGGAGACCCAGCTCAAGACCGCCAAGGGAGACAAGCGGGCCAAGTTGACCGCCGACATCGCGGACTGGAAAGCGAAGGTCGCGGCAGCCGACCTTCAACTGAAGGGCGCGAAGGCCGACAAGCGGGCCAAGCTCACCGCCGACGTCACCGACTGGCGGTCTAAGGTTGCAGCCGCCGAACTCCAGCTGCGCAACGCGAAGGGCGAGAAGAAGGCGACGCTCAAGGCGAACATCGACGACTGGCGGCGGAAGATCGGCACCGCACAGCTGATGATCAATAATCTGCCCCCGTCCAAGTCGACGACGCTGACCGTCTGGAAGATCACCAAGATTCGGACCGACTACGTCAACAGCCTCGCCCGAAGGGGCCAGTCGGTCCACGAGGCTGTCGGCGCGACGGGCGGCCTGTTCACCGGCAAGGACTTCAAGCACCGCGGCTACGCGGGCGGCGGCCTCGTCGACGGCCCCGGCACGGAGACCTCCGACGGCGTGTATGCGCCGTGGCTGTCGAAGAACGAGTTCGTCGTCAACGCCAAGCGCACCCGCCAGTACCTGCCGCTGCTGAAGGCCATCAACTCCGGCGGCATGGCGGCCGGCGCAATGGCCGGCGGGGGCATGGCGTCTGCGGGCATGGACGCGGGCCGCGGCCTGGCATCCGGCCTGTCCGGTGCGATGTCGCTCGTTATGGCGGCGGCCAAGGCGATGGCGGCCGTGGTGGAGACGGGGGTGCGGCAGGAGCTGAAGATCTCGTCCCCGTCGAAGGTGATGCAGGCGCTCGCGAAGGACATCGGCGCCGGGCTCATCAAGGGCCTCACCGGTACTCGCGAGCAGATCTCCCGCACTGCGGCCGACATCGCCAACAGCATCACGAAGGCCTTCAGTAAGCGCAAGACCCGGGTCGACGACCGGCTTGTTGCCGCAGTCGCGTACGCCAACAAGCGTCTCCAGGCTCTGGCGGCCGAACGAGACAAGATCGCGCAGCGGATCGCCGACGCAAAGAAGTTCTCTGCGGATGTGGCGGAGCAGGCCAAGGGCGCGTTCTCCCTCCAGTCGATCACCCAGGGTCCTGCCGGGGTGAGCGGGGAAACCATCCGGCGCGGTCTCGCATCGGCGGCCGCGCAGATCCGCGAGTTCATCGGGCGCATCAACGTCCTGCGCAAGAAGGGCCTCAGCAAGGATCTCCTCGCGCAGATCATCGGCATGGGCCCGGAGGCTGGGCTTGAGTTCGCCAACGTCCTGTCGCGGCAGTCGGCCGATTCACTGCGCGAAATCAACCGGCTGCAAGGCCAGATCAACAAGGCGTCCACCAACTTGGGAAAGCTGAGCGCGGACGCCCTCTTCGACGCGGGCAAGCAGTCCGGGAAAGGCTTCCTCGCCGGGCTGGCGGGACAGCGCAAGCAGATCGAACAGCTCATGCTGTCGATCGCGAAGAGCATGCAGGCCGCGATCCGTAAGGCGCTGGGCATCAAGTCCCCGTCCACGGTGATGGCGGAGGTGGGGCGGCAGTCGACCCTCGGTGTCGCCGTCGGCCTCGTTGACCAGCTGCCCGCTGTGAAGAAAGCCATGGGAGGGATCTCCCGCACCATCTCTGCCGGGATCGCAGCGCCGGGGCTTCCCGTATCGGTCTCTGCGGTGGGCCGCGGCGGAACAGCCCAGCAGGAGTCGATGAACGTCACGTTCATCAACCACGGGCCGATCGGATCCCGACGCGAACTCGACGACTGGCTCGTCGGATCGATGGACCGCCTGCGCCTGCAACGCCGCCTCCCGAAGGGGGCGTGATGGCCGCACCCCTGTACACGCTGACCATCGACTGGGACAACGACACGATCGTCACCGGCGGCAGCTACGAGGACGTCACCGACGACGTCCTTAACCAGGGCCGGTGGACCTATGGCTACGGCCGCGACCAGAACCGGCAACTCTCCCCGTCATCGATCGGGAACAGCGCCTTCACCCTGTGTAACGCCGACCGGATCTACAGCCCCGAGAACACAGCCTCACCCCTCGTCGACGACCTCGGCCCCGGACGGCCGGTCGCCATGGACGTCACCATCTCCGGCGTCGACCACGCCCTGTTCCGCGGCCGGATCGACGACTTCGACATCCACCCCGACCGCTCCGACCGGACCGCCGACTTCACCGCCCTGGACGGACTGGCGGACCTGTCGAATGCCGACCTGTCCACCGCCCTCTACTCGGGGCTGCGTACAGGACAGATCGTCGACGTCATCCTCGATGAGATCGGCTGGACAGGCGCGCGGGACATCGACGCCGGCGCCACCTATGCCCGGTTCTGGTGGGCGGAGAACACCGATGCACTGACGGCGGTCAACGATATTGTTGCCGCCGAGGGGCCGCCGGCGATCGCCTACATCGCACCGGACGGCACTTTCACGTTCCGGGACCGGCATCACCGCATCGTGCGGACGGAATCCACTGTCCCTCAGGCCGTGTTCGCGGCGGAGCGGGTGACATGCGATGCGCCTGCGGTGACCGGCTCCAGCTACGACTACACGGCGCCGTTCGAGTACCGGCACGGCTGGCGTGATGTGGTCAACACGGTGGACCAGGAGGTGAGCGACAGGGCCACCACGTTCGACACAAGCGTCGTGTGGTCGACCGACGGCATTTTCACCCTGTCGATCGGGGAGACGCGCGAGATCCGGGTGCAGGCATCGGACCCGTTCCGGGATGCGGTGACCCCCGTTGCGGGTACGGACTTCACGACGTCGGGTACGGGCGTGGTGTCGGCGGTCATCACGCGAACCTCCGGGCAGTCGACCATCATCAGACTGACGTCGGTCGGTGGCTCCTCGTCGATTCTCAGTCTCCAGCTGCGGGCCCGCCCGGTTCTCGTGGAGCGCACGGTGCGGGTGCGGGTGAGTGATCCCGGATCCATCGGAACGTTCGGCATGAAGTCGTTTCCGAACACGATCCCTTACGCATCGCCCGCCGATGCGCAGGCTGTCGCCGAGGTGCTCGTCGCGGCCTATTCCAGCAGACGCCCGATCGTCAAAATGCGGGTGGTGTCGGGCGATATCCCGCATCTCCAGCAGATCGTGACACGCACCATCTCCGACATGCTCACCATCCGTAACGGTGAGCTGGGGCTCGACGCCGAGTTCCATGTGGAAAGCGTCGCGCACACCATCACCCGCATCCCCGGCGACGCCGACTGCGACGACTACGTTCCCGTGCATTCCGTGGTCTTCGGGTGCGAGAAAGTCCTGGAGGACTGCGCACCCAACCCGTTCACGTTCGACAAGACGGGGGCCGGGTTCAACGACGGCACGTTCGACGCGATCGGATGCAGCAGCCCGGACACGGTGTGGATCTGGGATGCCCAGTCGAAATTCAACGAGAACAACTTCGGGGTATAGGCATGAACCTTTTGGTGCAGACCGCGCGGGCGTACGTGTACGCAGGCAACTGGGTGGCCGACTGCCCGGCCTCGTGCGGAAACGTCGAGCTGCTCCACGAAGCCGCCGTCCGTGGTGGCGCACTGGTGCGGAAGAAGGCGGCGTTCCACTGCTCGTATTGCAACTTCGAAACGCAGGCGATCGAGTGGCCGCCGAACGAGCACGAGATCACAGAGGTGCTCGCCCGGCGCCCGATCCCCCACACCCGTAACTGGTATCCGGCGGAACACGCTGCCGCGATCCGCTTCCGGATCCCGCACGGACAGAGCGTGCAAGACCTCGTCGACGAGAACATTGAGAACGGGGTGCTCTAGTGGCTGCCTTCGGCTTCGCGCTCTCGACGAGTCTTCTGGGAGGCACGCATCCTCGCGCGCGCCTCGGGGGTGTGCCTGCGACCCAGGGCGTGGTCCCGCGCATGCTTGGACTGTGTCGTTTTCTCCAGGTTCTCCAAGCGGTCATCCGCCGGATCCTCATTGAGGTGGTGGATCACATCGCCGGGCAATACCGGATCCTCGGGGTGCGCCGTGTTCCACACGTACTGATATCGCTGGATGTAACCGTCTTTACGCATCGTGGGGTGCAGGTGCCGCTCCACATCGGGGACTCGGACAAATATGCGGCCCTCGTCGCTGGTCCACTGACCTCCCGCCCAGTTGGGGTTGGCTTCACCCCGGGTCTTCTTCGAGATCTTTGCTTTGACCTCGGGGGTCATGCGTCCTGGGGCCTTGTTGGCGCAGGCTCGGGAGCAGCAGTTGGGGAGTTTCCCGACAGTGTGGATCCGAGTGAACGTGACTCCGCAAACGGGGCATTCCTTGGTCGTTTTCACAAGGCCATTCTAATAGACAGCCAGAGAGGGGGCGGTCCAAATTAGCTGGACGGCGCCAATGACCGCGGTGGCCAACACCGTCTTCACCGCAGCACAATTCAACCTCCACGTCCGCGACAACCTCAACGAGACCGCACCAGCGAAAGCCACACAGATCAGTTCCATTTTCGTCGGCAACGGGCTCAACTCGATCGTCGAACGACTGCCCCAGGTTGACAACGTGGCAACTTCAGAGACCACCGCGAGCACTTCGTACACAGACCTTGCGACGGTCGGACCGAGCGTCACCACCGCCACCGGCGCCCGCGCCCTCGTATTCGTGCGAGTGGCCACGGACAACACCGGGGCGAACAACGGCAACTTCATGTCCTGGGACGTGACGGGGGCCAGCACTTTGGCGGCATCGGACAACCAGGCATGCAACTTCGCGGGCGTCGCGGCGGCGACCCGAAACCGCCTGACCTCCGCATACCTGATCAGCTCCCTGACCCCAGGCACCAACACGTTCACCGCGAAATACAAGGTGACCGCAGGGACGGGCACATTCCTCGCCCGCCAGATCGCCGTCATCCCCTTCTAGGAGACCCATGCCCATCCTGTTCACCTCCGGCACCGGCGGCTACCACACCTACCGCATCCCCGCCCTCACGCAAGCCCCGGACGGCACGCTGATCGCGTTCGCCGAGGGGCGCAAGAACGGCGGCGGGGACAGCGGCGACATCGACATCGTGTGCCGCCGCTCCACCGACGGCGGCGCGAGCTGGTCGCCACAGCAGATCGTCACCGCCCACGGTGGTGACACTGCCGGCAACCCGACCGTGGTCACCGACCCGACGTCCGGGGACCTGGTACTCCTGTCGTGCCGCAACGCCGGCGCCGCCACCGAGACGACCATCCTGAAGGGCCTCGACGTACGACAGGTATACGTCCAGCGCAGCGCCGACAGCGGCGCCACCTGGACTGATCCCGTCGACATCACCGGGCAGACCAAGACATCGTGGATGCGCTGGTACGCCACCGGCCCGGGCTGCGGTGCGGCTGTCACCCAAGGACCGCACGCGGGACGGCTCGTCATCCCCGCCAACCACTCCCGTGCTCCCGCATCCGGGAGCAGCGACACGGGCACCGAAGCGAAGTACCTCGGCGCCCACAGCCTGGTCTCCGACGACGGCGGCCACACCTGGCAGATCGGCTACACCTCGTCGAACCCCAACGGCAGCACCAACGAGAACGAGACCACCTGCGCCGAGCTCCCCGACGGGCGCCTGTACTTCAACTGCCGAAACCAGTACGGCACCGTGGCCGGCACTCGTGCGGATGCCTGGTCGGTGGACGGTGGCAGCACGTTGCAGTATGCGTTCCGGGTGCAGGGCACGATCGTCACGCCGGTAGTGCAGGGCAGCGTGTTGCAGGTGCCGGGCGGCCCGCTGCTGTACGCGGGGCCCGAGCATCCTGACTGGCGGGTGGCGATGGTGATCCGCCGTAGCGATGACGGCGGGGGGACGTGGCGGACATGCCGGAAAATCACTGGGCTGCATGCCGCGTATTCGTCGCTGGCGATGCTGGATGCGGTGACGGTCGGCTTGCTGTATGAGACGGGGGACTGGGCTCCGTACAGCCGGATCGAGTTGGCCGCCGTGCCGGTTGCGGAGCTGTGATCTGATGCGCCTCGTCACGCGGGCGGCACTCGGCTGGCCTGCATCTGCCGCGCCCTTGCAGGCCGTCACGCAGGGCGTGAAGGTCCACTACGAGGGCACGCCCGTCAGTGCCGAGCTGCTCACCGACCATGCCGCGTGCATCGCCGAGTGGCAGGCCATCCGCAAGTCGCACCTCGCCAACACGACCGAGAACTACTCGGACGTCGCCTACAACTACGCGGCCTGCCCGCACGGCTACCTCCTCGAGGGCCGCGGCATCGGTAAGCGCACCGGCGCCAACGGCAACCAGGAGCTCAACCGGGCGCACTACGCGATCGTCGGCCTCGTCGGCGACGAAGGCCTCACCGAGCCGACCGACGCCATGCTCTCCGCCATCCGCGACGGCATCGACCTGCTGCGGAAGAACGGCGCGGGCACTGAGATCAAGGGCCACCGGGACGGCTACGCAACCGAATGCCCCGGCGGTCCGCTGTACGCGTGGGTTCAGAAGGGCGCCCCGCGACCCACCACTGAGGAGGACGACGTGACCCCTGACGACATCACGAAGATCGCTACGGCGACGGCGGCGGCGACCGCGACCAAGCTCATCGCGGGCGGGGGCGTTCTCGAGAACAGCGATGTGGCCCGCGTCGCGGCGGCCGTGGCCGCGAAGCTCCAGCCCATCGAGGCCGCGCAGAACGCCACGATCGACAAGCTCGTCGGCGCCGTCGCCACCCTCGCGGCGAACGTCGGCGGCCTGGACCCGGCGGCGATCGTCGCCGAACTCCGTGCCGCCATCGAGGCCATCACCATCCACCTCGACGTACCCGACGCCTGACCAGGAAGCGAGCAGACCATGAAGATCTTCGGCAGAGAGCCAGCACTCATTGTCAGCACGATCAGCGCCGTCCTGTCGCTGATCGTCACCTTCAACATCGGCATGTCCGGCGAGCAGGCCGGAGCGATCGTCGCCATCATCTCCGCCGTGTTCGGTGCGATCGTGGCGGCAGCGACCCGGCCGGTCGCCCCGTCTGCGTTCACCGCCGTGGTAGCTGCTGGCGCCGCACTCCTGGCTGCGTACGGGCTGGACGTGTCGGCGGAGACGGTGGGTGCGACGAACGCGGTCGTCCTGGCACTGCTCGCGCTGCTGACGCGCGGCCAGGTCTCTCCGAAGGGAGTCGCAGCGTGAACAGCCCTCTGGACAATCGGATGCGCGCCATCGCCCGCGAGGAAGCCAACGCCCTCCTCGGCGTCCCCGGCGGCGTACAGGCGGCGGCCGGCTCCGAGCCGACCGCCAGTCAGATGCAGCAGCAGATCACCGACCTGCACGAGCACCTGCACCACGCCGCCACCACTATCAGTCGACTGGAGGCACGCATCGGCGCGCTGGAGAAAGCTGACAAGTCGAACGACCAGGCGGCACGGCGCACGGCACGCAAGACCGTCGGGTAGCCCCCACTCCGGAATGATCTTCTCGGGCTGCCTAATACCGTCCCGCTCGTGAAGACCCTCGTGTACCCGTCAGACCGTCACGGATGCGGCAGCTTCAGGGCGATCTGGCCCGGCGAGCACTGCGCTGCCGCCGGACATGACGTCGAGGTGGTGCGTCAGCAGGACCGGAGCGTCCGCCTCGTCATGGAAGGGGGCGTCGTCAAGGACGTCCTCGTCGAAGCCGACGTCGTCGTCCTCCAGCGGGTCACACACGCCTACATGGCGCAGGCTGTCGCAGTGCTGCGGGCGAAGGGCATCGCCGTGGTCGTCGACGTCGACGACGACCTCTCCTCCATCCACCCGTCGAACCCGGCATGGGCTGTGCACCGGCCGGGCGCGGGCCCGCACTCGTGGCACAACCTGGCGCTCGCCTGCCGGGAGGCGACGCTGGTGACGGTGTCGACGCCGGCGCTGCTGGACGTGTACGCCCGTCACGGCCGCGGGCATGTCCTGCCGAACTATCTGCCCGACCAGTACTACGGGCTGCCGCGCCAGGATTCGGATGTGATCGGCTGGCCCGGCTCCCTCCACTCCCACCCGAACGATCCGGAGGTGGTGGGCGGGGCGGTCGCCCGGCTCGTCGACGAGGGCGCGACGTTCGTGATGCGCGGCGACTCGACCGGCGCCGGGCGCGAGTTCGGCCTCGCCACAGATCCGGCGGGTGGCGGGGTGCCGATCGGAGAGTGGCCGATGGCCGTTGCGGGATTGGGAATTGGGATCGCCCCGCTCGCAGACACTCGCTTCAATGCCGCTAAATGCGTAGACTCAAGTATGCGAATCTGCACCCATAGAGGGATAGTTGAAGCGGCCGAGATCCAGACTGGTGACCAGGTATGGCGTGACGGCTGGAAGGCCGTTGAGGCCGTCGAGCACGACGTTCCGCGACCCGGCATTGAGATCACCACCGAAGGCGGCTACAAGCTGCGCCTGACGCCAGAACATCGGATGCTCGTCAACGGCGAGTGGGCGCAGGCCAAAGACATCGCAGTCGGCGACGTCATGGCCATGGAGCCGGAGCCTGTCGGGCCGACAGCTCCGGTACGGGCACCGTGGCCCGCAGACAGCCGGATGAACCGCCGTGCCGAGGTGGACTACTTCGCGTTCCTCACGGCACCTGACGGTCCGCGCATCGACATCTCTCCGCGATGGGGGCGCTTCTTGGGTGCGTTCGTCGGGGACGGAAGCTGTAGGGCTGCGACACAGATCGAGATCTCGTGCGACGGGCAGGATCAGGACTGGATCGATGCGCTCATGGATGACTTCCGGGCGTTCGGGCTCAGCCCATCGACCGAAGAGAAGACCACGTTCGACGGCACGGTGTTGCGCCGACGCGGCGTGCGAGTCTCATCGGCGCATTTGCTCCGAGTGCTGAACAGCCTCGGCCTAACGGAGGACCGTGAGAGCGGGCGCCCGATCAGGAAGGTGTGCGTGCCTGAGGTGATCTGGCGCTCTCCGCGCGAGGTGATCGCCGAGTTCCTTGCTGGCTACTTCGAGGCTGACGGCTGCTGCACTAACACGGGGGCCAGCGCTACATCGAAGGACGAACAGTTGATCCGCGATGTGCAGCGGCTACTCCTGTCCTTCGGCATCGTCTCCAGGGTGGGTCCGCGAACTCACCGGAATCAGACCGGATACAGCGCCGAGTACTGGCACCTGACCATGGGGCGCGCCGCTGCGGACGTGTTCGCCAAGGAGATTGGGTTCCGATCCGTACGCAAGCGGGCACGGCTGGCGGAGATCACGGAGAAGCCGCACTCGAACGCGTACCGACCGATGAACTGGGCGCCGAAGGTGACCGAGGTCAAGCCCTGCATGGTCACGCCGGTGGACATTCAAGTCGAGGGCAGCGAGTACATCGCAGCCGGGTTCGTGAGCCACAACTCTTGGCTGAAGCCGCTGGAGATGTCAGCGACTGGTGTTCCCTGGATCGCCTCACCGCGAGCCGAGTACCGCCGACTTCACGACCTGGGCGCCGGCCTCTTGGTCGACCGGCCGCGGGTGTGGCACCGGGAGTTGAAGCGTCTGCGGGAGTCGGCTGCGCTGCGGACGGAGCTGTCGGAGGCGGGGCGCGCGGTGGCCGAGGGCCTGCGGCTACGGGATCACAGTTGGCGCTGGCAGGAGGCTTGGGCCAGGGCGTACGAGATGCAGCGGGCCACGCCGCGCACGGCAGTTCCGGTTTAGGTGCGATCGGTCACGGCAGGAGGTTCGCGGTCCTCTCGGACGATGCAGAACCAGAGGTAGACCTCATCGTTCTCGTCTCGCACGAGGCGCGGCTTCTCGGGGTCGGCTCCCTTGAGGATCTCTTCAAGAAAGTCGGTCCCTTCGAGTTCGTTGAACCGCATCGCGCGCATGACCATTTGCGCGATGGCCGTCTCGCGGGAGATGCCGAGATCGGCGAGGCTCCACTTGGTGTCGTGCTCGCCTTTCCCGTCTTTCCAGGCGGAGCGGAGAGACATGACGTTGTAGTCCATGACACCCACGCTACGCCGCGCTCGCGGGTAGCGGTGTGGCGGCGATCGGTTCCTCGCGCACGTCCCGGATCCACGAGATGCCGCAGCTGAGGCACATCTCGTGCGGGTCCTCGTACACGAGCGCCGTCCCCAGGCACAGCGGGCACTTCGCGCGGGTACGTACGCGCCGCAACTGGTTGCGCTGGTAGGTGGTCGTCCCACCCCAGTAGCCCTCGGCACCGTGCAGCATGGCCCACGCGAGGCAGGTGGTACGGACCGGGCAGGTACGGCACCACTGCTGCGCCTCGTTGACACCCTCGTCGGTCTCCTCGTCAGGGACGAAGTCGAAGCCGCTGGCCACACACGGGGCGCCCGCCTGCCACTCGGTGCCTTCGGCGCTGACCGCGTCGAGGATGCGCTTCTCGAAGCCCATGACCGCGCCGCCCTTCAGGGGCACGGGGTGTTGACGGCAACGGACCACACGATGACCCCGCCGTCGAGGCACTGGCGTACGCGCCCGTCGCGGCGAAGGCGCCCGAGGGCGAGAGCGACCAAGTCGGTGGTGAGACAGGTCTCCTGCGCGATCTCACCGCGCGACATGGATCCCGCCGCGAGCAACTCGTAGATCCGCTGGTCGCGTTCGATGGTCTCGGCCGGGCGGGGGCGTCCTCTGCGGGGCGCGGTCTGCTGCATGACAGGCTCCCATTCATTTCGGCGAGCGGCTGAAATTCATTATGCAGCAGGAACGCAAGAGGGCTCATTGGCCGGAATCGTGTGGCTGATCTACGTGTGACACTCCCGTTCGAACGGGCCGTTCCAGTTACGGCCAAGCACTACTGGAGGCACCCGCATGGACCTGCTCATCTGGCTCGGCGGCGGGGCCGCCGCACTGCTGGCCCTCGGCGCGCTGGCCCGCTCGGTATGGCGGATCAACCGCCGGATCGTAGTGATCGTGGACGCGGTGAAGGAACTGACCCCGAACGGCGGCCGGTCCATCAAGGACACGGTGACGCGGACGGAACGCAAGGTGGACGAGACGGCACGGGAGCTGTGCCAGCTGAAGCAGCAGTTCGACGAACACCTGAGCGGCTCGTAGACCGGGTGGTCCGCCAGTAGCGCCCGCTACGCCGCCTCCACGACCGCCCCCTCCACCCGCACGGCCGCCGCCCACTCCACGACCAGCTCCGCGTACGCCGCCCGCTGATCCGCCGTCGACAGGACACCGCCCGCGCGGAACCACAGGGCGCGGATCTCCTCGTTGACGACGGCAGCAGGGCGTACGGAACCAGGCAGGGAGGGGGTGGGGGTCATGCGTTCAGGATATCGAGATCGGGGGCCCGAAACGCATGGCCGCCCGCCGAAAATGGAGAAGGCCCCCACGGACCGTAATCCGTAAGGACCTTACCCACACACTCCGTTGGCCGACGGGCGTACCGTTCCAAGTGTCGAGCAAGGAACGGAGACCAGTATGACCCACCCCACCGACAATCCACCCGCCGAGAGCAACGGACAACGCCTCGCCCGGTTGCGCGCCCGCCACCGCTGGACACAGCAACGTCTCGCCGCCGAGTCCGGCTACACCATCAGCGCCGTGAAGAAGTTCGAGCAAGGACTCCGGTCCCTCGACCGGCCCGCCGTTGTCCTTGCTTTTGCGCAGGCGCTGGACTGCCACCCCACCGAAATCACCGGAGCCCCCTACGTGCCCGTCCAGGCCGACCGTGACGGGCAGACCGCTGTCGCCTCGGTGGCCGCTGTACGCCGCGCCCTCATGCGGCATGGCAGGCCAGCCCGACCCACCGAAGCCGAAGCTGCCGCCGTCGACCTGCCCGGCCTGCGTCGTCGCGTCGTCGAGGCCAACGCCCACCGCCAGGCCGCTGCGCTCACCCAGTCCGGCGTTCTGCTGCCCGCCCTGCTGAGGGACCTTCAGATCGCCGCCGAGCTGACCGCAGGCGACGATCGGCGCGCCGTCTTCGGGCTCCTCGCGTCCGGCTACGAATGCGCCATGCAGTACCTGTACAAGCTCGGCCACTCTAGCGACGCCACCCTCGCGACCGAGCGCGTCGTGTGGGCCAGCCGGGAAACCGGCGACCCGCTCCGGCTGCTGGCCGCGCACTGGTACGACGCCGGCGAGTTCCTCACGATCGGCGAGCACGACGAGGCGGGCGCCATCATCGACGAGGCGCTCACCGAGCTGGGTGCGATCCGTACGCCGGGGCCGGAGGCGGTGTCACTGAAGGGGGCGTTCCACCTGAAGGCGTCCCTGAACCTGGCTCGCGCCTCCGACACGGACGGCGCCGTCCGCCACCTCGGTCACGCGCAGCAGGCAGCCGCCGAGCTCGGGGAGGACCGCAACGACTGGCAGATGCAGTTCGGCCCCACCAACACCGCCCTCTGGTCGGTGAGCCTGCCGGTAGAGATGGGCCGCGGCAAGGATGCCGTCGCCCGCGCGGAGAAGGTGCGACTCCCTGCGGAGTACTCCCGGGAACGGCACTCCCACTTCCACATCGACCGCGGTCGCGCCTACTTCTACAACGGGCAGCGCGACGAGGCTGTACGGGCGTTCCTGGATGCGGAGCGGCTGGCACCGCAGGCGACGCGGGCTCACGCAGGTGTGCGGGAGACCGTCGGCACGATGATCCGTACACAGAAGCGCGGGAATCTGGTGGAGCTGGGGATCCGGCTCGGCGTGGTGTGACCCCGGAAGGGACACAGTCTGTGTCCCTTCAGTGACCCCCTGGCATCTAGCGTCGGTTGAGTAGCAAACGCCACGCAGTCAGGGGGTCACCGTATGTCCGGCAGAATCGTGGGGCCAACCGTTGCCGAGGCGGCTGTACTCCTGCCGCTCCCGGATCTGGCCGCCATGTCCGACCCGCAGTTCCGTGGTGCGGCCTGCGCCTGGTGCGCGGTCATCCTCGCCCCGGCGACCGCCGTTGATCTCGGCCCCCGCCGCATACGGCTCCTCGACGGGCACATCACTGCCCGCCCGCGCGGCTGCCGGGCATGCGTCGCCGAGCATCTGCCGGCCGTCCTTGAGAACCATGCGGGCACGTGCGAGCAGTGCGTCGACGATGTGGCGGTCTGCGAGACGGCCCGCGCGCTACGGCATCTCGAGCTGACGGTGTCCCGGTGAGCGCGCAGCCGGCCGCGACGGTAGAGGGCCGGTTCCGGAGGCTGGCGAACCACTGCTCGAGGTGCCCCGACTGCAATGCCGACACGACCCGCGCGTGCCCGCAAGCCCATCAGCTGCGGCGCGCCTGGTCCCGAGCATGGAGGACAACCCGATGATCTGCGACCGCTGCGGCGACCCGATCCGGTCCGGCCAGAAGGTCAGGACGTACCCGATCGACTCGGCGTCGGGAGGCGGTAGGTCCGCCACCATCCATGATCGGCCGTGCAGGAAGCTGCCGACTCAGACGTATCCGTCCCGCGCGTCCCGTTGAGCCCCCGCCTCCGGTGTCCATGCTCCGGGCCGGTGGCGGGATGTAGCTGGCTGTCCCTGTTCCCCCGATCGGGGGCGGCCGTGGTGACCCGTCGCAGTGCTCTACCCCGACGCTGCGGCGGGTCACCGGACGAGATCGGCGAGGGGGACGTTGAGGGCGTCGGCGATGAGGTAGAGGTGCGTGTACTTGATGCCGACGCCAGCCTCAACCCGCTGAATCGTCGACCGTCCCAGCGATGCCCGCTCGGCAAGTTTCTCCTGAGTGAGGTCGGCGTTCTCCCGGACCTGACGGATGTGGTCCCCCTGCCTCTGGCAGGCGAGGCGGAGAGATTCGGGCAGGTCGTCGTGCACCCGTCCAAGCTGCAAGGCTGGCGATCGCGTGTCAGCATCAGAAGTGATGCATTATTTGATCTTGGAGGGGGCGGGAATCTGATTCCGGACACCCCCTCTTCGAGCGGGCTGGGGCCAGGCGACTTCGCGCGAGGTGCGCCGTCCGTCCAGACGACGGAGCCCCGGCTCGGCCGCCCCCGGCCATAGCGCCGGGGGCGGTCTTACTGCCGCTGGAGGGTTCCCACGAAACACGTCGACCACGGACCCCGTCGGGGGCTCCCGAAGCGGCGATCGATGGAGCAGGTAACTTCGATAAACACGCTCAGAGCCCAGCAGGTCAAACGGGCCGATGCACATCGCTCGGAGCCTGATAATTGCTCCCTACCGGCCGCACGTTGATTCCCCAATCGGTTCGATGACCTGCTGTTTCATACCTACAGACTTCCGCAAAGCCATTGCACATCGCTTATGCGGCAGATAACTTCCCAACCCATGGCAGCACACTCAGGACCCTTCGCCCGACTCCTCCGCTCGTGGGAACTCTCCCTACGATCCGCGAACAAGAGCCCCGAGACCATCCGCTCCTACCTCCGCTCCGCCAACCTCTTCGCCGACTATCTCACCGACCCGCCGCCACCGGCCAAAGACGCCGGGTTCGACCCCGTCGACTGCGTCGACGACGTCCTCGACATCGCCCGCGCCCACGTCCGCGCCTTCACTGCCCACGAAGTCCAGCGCACCTCCGCCACCAGCGCCCGCTCCCGCTTCCTCGGCGTCCAGGCCTGGATGAAGTGGCTCGTCGAGGAAGAAGAGATCCCCACATCCCCGGCCGCAGGACTGCCCGCCCCTCAGACCGAGGAGAAGGAGGTTCCCATCCTGACCCCGGAGGAGTTGAAGGGGCTCCTCAAGACGGTCAGCGGACGAGGTTTTCCCGAGATTCGCGACCGAGCCCTGATCATGCTGTGGCTCGACTCCGGGGTCCGCCTGTCAGAAGCCGTGAACCGCACCGTGGATGACGTTGATCTGGAGCTCCAGGTTGTCCACGTCATGGGCAAAGGGTCCCGTGGCCGCGCCGTCCCCTTTGGTGCGAAGACCGCTCAGGCCCTCGACCGGTACCTCCGTGCGCGGGCCAAGCATCCTGGGTCGAAGGGTCTGGAAGCGCTGTGGGTCGGCATCAAGACCAAGCAGCCGCTCACGACCTCAGGGGCCGGGACGCTGCTGGCGCGACGCTCGGAAGAGGCTGGGCTCGGGAGGATTCATCCTCACCAGTTCCGGCATACGTTTTCGCATATGTGGCTGGCGGCCGGCGGGAACGAGACGGACCTGATGCGGATCACGGGTTGGAAGTCGCGGTCGATGGTGGACCGGTACGCGCGGTCGGCCGGCGCGGAGAGGGCCCGGTCGGCGCATCGGGCCCTCTCTCCGGGCGACCGGCTCTGACCCTCAGGGCGTGGTGCGCAGCACGTGGAAGCCGTCACGTACGAGTCTGGGTTCGCGGAGGCAGATCCAGGCGAGTGCGGCGGCTTCTTCGATCTGGCGGGGGTCGTAGGCCGCCCTGACCTTATCTCCCTGGACGAGGTGCATGACGGGTACCCCGTCGGTGAGATTGACGCATTCGAGATGCACTTTCACGTGACCCCCTAGTCCCGCATGTGCTATCCCGAGACGCGACGGATTAGCACGCACGTTCGATGTGCGCGAGGTCACGACACCATACGTCGCGCAGTCACATTCATTCAGCATGCAGACGCAACTGGCCACACCCCGCACAGGATTGTGACGCCTTGTTCGAAAATGGACTACTCCGCGCCAGGCTCTGCCCAGCGCTTGAGGAGGTCGCGCTCGGGGGCGCCCGGCTCGGCTCCGATGCGAAGCATGAGCGTGGCCGGGGCCCCTTCCTGGAGCTCGCCTTCGCTGTAGCCGATGAGCTGAAGGTGTGCTGCGGCGCCCACGACTTCTCGCGACATCCCAAGGCCGGCGGCGATGGCACCGATGAGCCTTGGATTGATCTTGTACGACTGCCCGGCGACGATGTTGCCGATCAGTCCGTTGCTGGGTCGATACCCCGTGTCGGGATCGACAGCCTTCTCGCAGAACGTCGCAACGCTCATCTTCTCCGGGCCCGTATGCGTCCCGACATGTTGCTGCACGAGCTCGGTCAAGGCGTCGCGCTGCTGAGCCATATTGTGTCCTTTTTTCCTTTACTGTCCCAGGATGCTCGCCAAAGCGCGTGGCGAAACAGCAGGTCAAGCAGCGCAATCACCCGCCAGACGCGCATCATTGTCCATGAATACGAGTGCGGATGATACGGCGCTCAGGGGCTTAGCTGAATTTTCACCAACACGCGGGCGCTCAAGCGGTGGACACAGCACGAGCGGTGTGCTTGAGTATCCATATCCACGGACGTGGATGAGCGGCAAGGAGAATGTGTGTCTGACCAACGCCTCGAACTCACCGACAGCGGACTCCTCCGCAAGCTCATGCAGCGAGCACCCGGAGGCCCGCTCAGCGTGAGGGCACTGGCGACGGCCGTCGGCATCTCGAAGACCCGAGTCGACGACCTTCTGCACGATCGATACGCAACGGTCACGGAGGGGGTTGCAACCCGGATCGCTCGAATCCTGGGCGTCCACCGCGACGCCCTCTTTCTGCCCAAAACATCCACGTCCATGGATATGGATAACAAAGGAGGACCCCTTGAACACCCCCGAGCGGTCGATGCGGATGCGCATCGCCTCGTACAAGAGCTGGGCCAACACGGCGGACCGGTCCGCCCGGACCGCAGCGGCCCGGAAGTCCTCGCATCACGACCGGTTCATCCGGCAGGCCCGCGAGATGCACCCCGACGCCACAGACGGACAGGTCGAGGACGCAGCTGAGGCGCTGAAGTCCGCCTACTACCGGGAGCTGGCAACCCGGTCGGCCGCCACCCGCCGGATCAAGAGCGAGATGAAGGCGGCGGCGAAGGCCAAGCAGATCGAGCAGGTGCTCGCCGCAGCCGACTCCGACGCCGCCTGACCCCGCAAGAAGACGGGGCCGCCCGGACCACGCCCGGTCCCGACAGCCCCTCGGCACACCTCAACCACGAAACAAGAAGAGGTACCCGTGAGCACATCATCTCCCGAGTCGCAACAGGTCGTGAAACTCGACCTGTCCGCCGGCTCGATCCACACCACTCTCGTCGGCGGTCTGCCGCATGTCGTGCTCAAGTCGGCGGTCGAAGACCTCGGGCTCGACTACTCCACCCAGCTCGCCAAGCTGAAGACCCGCTCGTGGGCCTCCGTGGGGCAGAGCCCCATGCAGATGCCCGGCGACGACCAGGTCCGCTCGGTGACAGTCGTCCCGGTCCGCACCTTCCTGATGCTGCTCGCCACGGTGAACGAGAACCGCGTCAAGGTCGCCGTCCGCCCGACGCTGATCGCCTTCCAGAACGAGACCGCCGACGCGATCGAGTCGTACTGGACGCAGGGCGGCGCGATCAACCCGCGTGCCACCGAGGACCAGCTCGACTCGCTGATCTCCCGCGCAAAGCAGCAGGCCGAGGTACTCAGCATCCTGTCCGGCCTCGTCGACTCCTCGTGGCTGGAGACGAAGGCCCGCCTGGTCGCCGCGAAGGCGCTGGGCGAGGAGCCGGAGGTCGACCCGCTCGATGTCCCCCTGTATGTCCCGGATTTCCTGAAGGCGCTCGGGCTGAAGCGTAAGGACGTCGAGTCGGCGCAGTCCTGGTTCGGCCGGTACGCGGCGTCGGTGTGTACGGAACTCGGCATCGAGTTGCCGCAGGAGCGCCAGTCGGATCTGCCGAACGGTTCGGTTCGGAAGACGAAGGCGTGGACGGAGCGGCATCGGCCGGTGTTCGAGCTGGTGTGGGCGCGGCATTACGCGCACAAGTTCCCGGGCCTGTTCGACCTCGGGGGTGCGGCATGAGCGAGAACCCCTTCGACGCCGCCGGCTTCAAGGCGGTGTGTGCCGCGCTCGACATCGAGACGCGGGTGGTGACCGACACCTTCGGCCGCCAGGACGTGCAGATCGACCGGGACGGGCTGAACAAGCTCATCGCCGCCGGCCTGCTTCCCGAAGACCCTTCGGATCTCCCCGCCTGGGGCGAACTGGTCCGTCAGCAGCGAGAGGGCGGCACCCGATGACCACTTCCCCGATCGAGATGCCGGGCCGCACGGTCCCGGTGCTGTCGCTGACCGAGGCTCCCGCGCCGGCCGCGAATCCGATGGATGCGCTGTACGTGCCGCGTCCGTCTGACGCGTACGCGCCGCCGTTGGACATCGCGGTGCGCCTTGCCCGGCGGGACTTGGCGGTGCAGCAGAACGCCAACGTCCAGGACCACGCGGCCATGGTCACGGCTGCGGCGGTACTGGAGGTGCGGCTGCGGCTGCTGTTGGACGCGCTGGACGCGGACTGTGCGAGGACTGTGCGCCCGCTGGTCGAGCGCCAGGGCGGTGCGGCATGAGCGCCCCGCTGTCGCATGACCCGCTGACGGTCACGTTGAAGGACAACTCGGTTTGGAGGCGTCGGGCGGTGACTGACGCGGGGCTCGGCCTGTATGCGGTCGAGGGGTCGTGCCAGTGCCCGGAGTACCTGTTGGTGTCGCTGGCTGAGCTGGCGGTGCACGGGATCCAGGGCATGGCGGATGTACTGCCGGTTCCGGTCGGGCCCGTACCGCAGGCGTCGGAGCGGAACCGCCTGAGGGCCGCGTACGTAGCGGCGCTGAACGAGGCGCACAAGACGCATCCGTGCCCGGTGACGGGCCGTCCGTACTGGTCGGGCTGTGTGCACTACGACGACGCGGGCCACGTGTCCGGTGTCGGCTCGTGCCACTCGGAGCGGCGTGCGGATGCTGTGCTCGCCGTACGCGACGTGGAGATGGAACGCCTGCGGGCTCGCGTCGCCGAGCTGGAGGCGGAGCGCCACTCCACGAACGAGGCGCTGGACGACGCGGTGCAGGAGCTGCGTGCACGCCAGTCCTGTCTGTGCCCGCCGGCGGATCAGCCGGGCCCGCATCAGGTCGGCTGCCCGCTGGCCGAGGTGCAGGTGCGGGAGTTGGGCAATCACTTCCTCGGCGGGGGTGCCTGATGTCGACCTCCGACCCCACGAAGCATCTCCTCGGCTACGGCCGCCGCGACGCGGCCACGGGCATGCTGCACGGCCACATCCGCTGGCCGGATGGAACCGCCCCGACTCCGTTCGGCTGCCGCTGGTGCGGTATCGAGCAGGGCGGTCACGGCCGCCGGTGGATGCCCGGCAAGGGCGTGCACGGCTGGGAGCGCCCGACTCAGCGCCAGATCAAGGCCCGCATGGTGGCCCGCCGGAACACCCGCAAGGGCGTGTGCCGGTGCCCGGACCCGATGGAGTGCGGGGTACCGCAGCCGTTCGCTCCGGTCGTGGACCCGTGGAAGTGCGAGGCCGACGACTGCCGGATGCATGACCGGTTGCTCGGTGCGTGGATGACGCCGCTGTCGTTCGGTGAGGCCGTGGCGCAGTCGGGCGGCCCTCGATGACCGTCCTCGTCTTCTTCTTCGCCGACCTGTCCGCGCCTGCCGCTGTGTGCCTGGCGGTTGGTGCGACGGCGACGGCGTCCATTCCGGCGCTGCTGCTCGCTGACGCGCACCGCTCGGACTTCGACCCGCGCCCTGCGCTGACCCGGCTGGTCGAGTCCGGCCGCCTGGACGCGCTGCTGGTGGCTGTCGGTCCTGCGCGTGTGCGGCGGTCCGTGTGGCTGCCCGCCCGCGAAGCGTGCCGCGACGCCGCCGCACTGCTCCTTCTCCTCACGACCTCCCCGAAAGGGGCCATGGCATGAAGTACCGCATCGACGGCCCGATCCCCGCCTTCGTCACCGCGACGGAGGACGGCGCCGACATCGACATCAGCCTGCACCTGGTCCGCGCCGTGTTCGCCTCACTGTTCGAGGCGGCCGACGCCAACCCGGAGGGCTTCGGCGAGGAGTTCGCCGACATGCACGCCCTGTCCGTCTCGGCGCAGCAGCAGGGCCGGGACTCGCACGCCCGGCACGAGTTCGACGCGCGGATGGAGAAGTACCTCGCGGAGTTCGCGGACGAGGGCCGGATCCGGTTGTACGCGACGGGGCTGCACCAGTTGCGGGATGCGCTGGCTCAGATTGCGGCGCCGCGTCCGGTGCCCGGCCAGCAGGACCGGAGGGCGTCATGAGCACCGACATCCGCCGCGCACAGCTCACCGTCGCCAGCCACTCCCGCACCCCCGACGAATGCCGCGAACTCCTCGACATGCTCGGCCTACTCACGGCCGAGCGGAGGAAGCCGGGGCGCCCGGCCGTCGACCACGGGCACGGCCACCGTCGCACCTACGACAAGGGCTGCCGCTGCGCCGACTGCCGCGAAGCCCATCGCCTGTACTTCGCCAAGCAGCGCGCGAAGTGGGCCAAGGACCCCAGCGCGGCCGACCGTGCGGGGCACGGGAAGCCGTCGACGTACAAGAACTACAGCTGCCGGTGTGAGCCGTGCACGAGGGAGCACAGCGCGTATCTCGCGGCGGGGCGCGACCGTCGTCGGCAGCGTGCTGCGGCCTCACTGACGGGCGGCGCCAAGTGAACGCCCCCGCGCAGACCGAGTACATCGTGCAGTGCGTCCGCGAAGCCGGATCCATGTACGAGAAGGACGCCCGCGCCTTCCTCGCCGAGCACGACGGGCACGTCCGTACGGCCGCCCGCAACGACGCCGCCGACTGGCTGGCCGCCTACCCGTTCCCCGCCGACACCACCGACTGGGCGCGCGGACGTACCGAGGGCGTCGCCTGGACGGTCGGCATCCTCCGCAACCCGGACCCGCAACGCGGCGACGAGGGCGGGCGGCCGGGGTTCTTCCGGCCGGGCCACACCTACCAGCACTCCGACTGGTCGTTCCGCTGTGACGCCGTCACCACCCACCCCGACAGCGGGGAGCGCACCGCCATCGGATGGTTCAGGTTCCGCGACGACGCCTGGCGTATCTGGTCCGCCGATCTGGGCCTGTGGTCGGTGGCCTGGACCGACGTCACCGAGGCGGGCACCCGATGACCGTCCGTCTCGCCGCCTGGTGGACCGCCACCACCCTCACCGCCGCCAGTGCCGCGACCGTCGCCGCAATCCCCTTCACCGGCCCGTACGCGTCCGCCGCCGGACTCATCGCCGCCGGCGGCGTGTGCCTCGCCGGGATCGCCCTCGCACCACACATTCGAAAGGACGGCGCATGACGACCGTCGCGCAGGCCGGGGCTTCGGCCCCGACCGCCGGCCCCAGCGGAAGAGTCGGCGAACTCCTCGCCACCATCCGCCGTCAGGGCGGCCGGTGGGGCGCGACCCGCACCGTACGCCTCTACCGCCGCCTCGACTCGGCGGCCGACATCCCCGACACCAAGGTCCGTGCCGTTGCGCGGGGCGACCTCCGCGACCTCGCCGCGTGGGGCTACCTCGCCCTCCACGACGAGCCGAGCAACCGCCACTACACCCTCAACTCCCGGAAGGACGTGCGCCCGTGAGCGCCGAGATCGTCAAGCACCAGGGCTCAGCCCTCGCCACCCTCGATGGATCCGTCCGCTTCGCTCAACTCCTGGCCGACGCCGACCTCCTGCCGCGTCAGTTCGTTGGCAAGCCGGCCAACGTCCTCTATGCCGTCGAGTACGGCCGCACGCTCGGCATCACCCCCGTCGCCGCCATCACCGGTATCCACGTCATCGAAGGGAAGCCGTCCGCGTCGTCGGGGCTGATCGGCGCCCTCGTGCGGCAGGCCGGCCACAAGCTCCGCGTGAAGTCGGACGGAATGTCGTGGGCTACGGCGCAGATCGTCCGCGCCGACGACCCTGACTTCACGTACGAGTGCACGTGGAACCTGGAGCGCGCCGCTCAGGCTGGACTCTGCAAGATCGAGAACGGCAAGCCCGTGGCCCGGGACCGGAACGGGAAACCCACGTCGTGGGAGAAGTACACGGCCGCGATGCTCAAAGCGCGCGCGATCACCGAGGTGGCGCGGGACGCGTGCGAAGACGTGCTGTTCGGGCTGCACTACACGCCCGAAGAGTTGGGCGCCATCGTCAACCAGGACGGCGAGCCGGTCGAGGCGCAGGTGCAGCAGCTGCGCCGCGTGCAGTCGGGCGAGAGCGACCCGTGGGCCAGCCCCCAGCAGGACGGCCCGTTCGAGCCGCACGCCGAGGCGCAGGCCATCGCCAAGCGGGCCGCTGCCGCCGAGGACCGGTTCATCATGGGCGCCCTCATCGATGAGGCGAAGCGGGCCGTTCCCGCCGACGCTGCGGTCTTGGCGCCGGACACCGAGCAGCCGGACACGCTGCGCGAGTACCTGACGCGCCGGTGGGCAGTCCTGCCGAAGCCGGACGAGAAGAAGGACGACGACGGCGTGACCGACGCCGAGGTCGTCGCGGAGGGCGAGACCGAAGCGGACGTCGCCGAGCGGGACCTGCGAGCCGCCGCCGCGAAGGTCGGCCTCGACACCCTCGACGCGGACTTCGAGCAGAGCTACGGCCTGCCCATCCGCGAGGCCGGCGCCCAACAGATGCGCGAGATGACCGGGCTCCTCACCGGCTCCGCCGCCTGATCCACCGCACACACCACGGGCCGCCCCGCGGCTATCGGGGCGGCCCACCCCTAGGAGAACACGAATGAGTCTGCGAGAAGCAGCCGCCCGCGAGGCGTACCTCAAGACCCTCCTTGACGTCGTCAACGACGCCTACAAGGAGGCCCGTACCGAAACCCAATCACTCCTCGACACGGCGGCCATGGAGTCCGGTACCCGCCAGGTCGCGGTCACCCTGCCCGGAGGCCCGGAGCAGCCCGGCGTGGACATCGCCACCGTCAGCCTCTCCGCAGGTGAGGGGGCGGCGAAGGTCACCGACCCGGAGAAGTTCAAGGCGTGGGTGCTGGAGAACTACGGCAGCGAGATCAAGCGGGAGTTCGTCACCTCCGTGCAGCCCGCCTTCGAGAAGAAGCTGCTGGCCGAGATGACCGCGGCTGGCGGGACGGAGTGGCCCGACCCGGAGACCGGCGTGATTCACGACGTGCCGGGTGTGGAGATCGCGGCGTCGCGGGCGCGGACGCACGCGGTGCGGTTCAAGAACGAGGGCCGGGAGCGGGTGATGGCGGCCTGGCGTGAGGGCCGTCTCGCGAACGTGGCCCTTCCGCAGCTCACCACCGGGAGTGCCGAGTGAAAATCCGGACCATCCCCGTGGGGGAACGGGTCGGGCGCCTCGTCGTCGTCACCGAACGGAACACTGTCGACCAGGCGATCCACGTTCGGTGCGACTGCGGCACCGAGAAGACCGTGAGCCTCAAGCACTGGGGAGACACGCAGTCCTGCGGATGTCTTCAGGAAGAGCGTTCATCGGCGGCGCACGTCACCCACGGGATGACGCACACGTCGGAGTTCAAGATCTGGAGCGGCATCCTCGCCCGAACGACCAACCCCAACGACCCCAAGTACCCCGACTACGGCGGCCGGGGCATCACGGTGTGCGAGCGGTGGCGGAACTCGTTCGAGAACTTCTACGCAGATATGGGCCCGCGGCCCGAGGGTCGCAGCGTGGACCGGATCGACAACGACGGTCCTTATTCGCCCGAGAACTGCCGGTGGGCCACTTCGCGTGAACAGGCGCTGAATCGGCGCAAGCGCAAGTCGCCCCCTCCCCTTGCCGCATGCGCGGCTGGCCACGAGATGACTGAGCAGAACACCTACGTCGACAAGCGGAGCGGACGCGGGAAGTGCCGTGCCTGTCGCAATGAGCGCACAACCGAGTGGCGCGCTCGACGTCAGCAGACGCTTCCCCAGGAGGTCTCGGCGTGAAGTTCAACCAGATCCGGCGCCTCTCCTGGGACACGGAGACGACCGGAACGAATCCGCTCGAGGCACGCATCGTAACTGCGGCGCTCGTCGTCCGTGGCGGGGAGCTCGAGGACCGCACGTTCTCGTATCTGATCAACCCGCAGGTGCCCATTCCGCCCGAGGCGAGCGCCATCCATGGCGTGACCAGCGAACGCGCACAGGCCGAAGGTGCAGATCCGAAGGAAGCCCTCGAGGAAATCGCCGGCCACCTCGCCGCCGCCCTGCGCTACGGCATGCCGCTGGTCGCCTACAACCAGTCCTTCGACTGGTCGATCCTCCACTACGAGCTGCTCCGCCATCGCCTCCCCACCGTCTACGACCGGATCGACGGGGAGCCGGTGACCCTGATCGATCCCATGGTCATCGACCGGAAGTTCGGCGAGCGGCCGAACGGCAAGGGGCTGCGCAGACTCCAGCCGACGGCCGGACGGTACGGCGTCGAGCTCGACGACTGGCATGAGGCGCAGGCCGACGCCACGGCCGCCCTGCTCATCGCGGAAGCGCAGTTCGAGCGATTCCCGGAACTGGCCCGGATGCGCCCGCAGAACCTGTTTGTTGCACAGCAGGCGTGGCGCGCGAAGCAGGCGGCCGGCACGCAGTGGTGGCTCAGGGAGAAAGCAACCCCGGAAGAGGGCGGCGACCCGAACAAGGTCATCGACGGGTCCTGGCCGCTGCTGCCCGCGCAGCGGGACGGCGGTGCCTCATGAAGCTCATCTCCAACGCCGAGTACGCCGCCCTTCAGGCCGATCTCGCCGCCGCCCGCGCGGAGGCCAACCGGCAGCGCGCGCGGGCCGAGAAGGCCGACGCCCGCGCCGAGACCGAGATCGAAGCCCGGCGCACCATCACCCGCCAGCACGCCGAACTCGACGCCGCGAACACCCGGCTCACCGGCCGGAACAAGGCGCTCGGCGAGCGGCTGGCGGAGGCGCAGGCCGCGAACGGATTCGACCCCGTGAAGGCCCGGCGTACGGCGGAGCGGATCGCCACCCTCCAGAAGGCCGCCGCTGAGGGGCGCGAGGAAGCCGCGAAGGCGAGGGCCGAGGCCAAGAGGGATCGGAAGCGCGTCGCGCACCTCGAGAAGGAACTGGACAACGCCTGCGGCACGCCGCCCGGCGGACTCCTGGACAGCGCGCCCTGGCAGCCCGGCTACCAGGCGCCGACACCGAACACGAAGGCGAGCACGTCGTGAACGACAGAATCGCGCTCGGCGCGGCCGTGTGGGTGTCGGGGATCCTCGCCGTCCAGTGGGCTATCGCCCCGGTCCGCGAGCCCGGGAAGCACCGCGCGAAGGACGGGATCATCGTCCCGCTCGACGACCTCCTCGGCGAACCGTCGGCGTACACGCACGAGTTCGAGCACGCGCCCGGTGTCGTACGGCAGGAGTTCGGGGACTGCCCGCACTGCGTACGGACGACGGCTGGTGTGCGTACGGACGACGGCTGGTGGTGCGGCGAATGCCTCACCCCGGCCGGGGCGGAGGCCGCGTCGTGAGCACCCTGACCGCCGCCCTGACCGTCGCCGGAGTCCTCGCTGCCGGCGTGCCCGCCCTGTGGTGGCAGATCCGCGCCGC